AATGTCAGCGGCCGTCGCTAAGTAAAAATCTTCTCCTACATAGTGATGACCATTTTTTTGTACTAAGGAACCCATACCTCTTGATGACACACCTAGTTTAGCGCCTTCATCAATAAGATTTTTTACAATCTTACCATATGGAGTATCCATAATTTTTGCTTCACCGATATAGTTCTTTCCTTCTGGATACAACTTTTTAATCATATGAGATACTCTCTCTAAATTAACAGTTGGTCCTTCTGGATGACCTAGTTCGCCGAATGCTCTATTTTTATTGATAAATTCTTTATTGTATCTAGTAACTTCTTTATGAAGTACGTTAGTTGGATAAATTCTGCCGTTACGATTTTTAAGGTCACCTTGTAAAAAGATACCTTTAATTGAATAATTCTTTTTTCCTTCGCCAGCTTCTTCTATGATATACTGAGCGTCGTTTATTTCTTCTCTAATTAGTCTCATTTTCCCTCTTAGTTGCTTACTATTTATATTTTATCTAAATTCTATCACCAATGAATAGTTATCTCCACTAGCAAAATTTCTTGTACTTAATAATACATCACCAGTTGGTGTAGTAGCATTATTTGTTATCTCATCTCCAGCTTCTCTTAAATCAAAAAAACCTTGACCACTTAAAAACAAAGCAGTAGCATTTGTAGCACCAGCCCATTTAAGTTCTACTGCTGATTTTGGATTTGATGTGTTTACAGAAAACCATACTTTAGCAATTTTTCTGTTACCATCTTCTGTCATAAAAGTAGTTGTTGAAGAATCCACTTTTGTAACATCTGTTTCTCCAGTACCATCAGAAATGTTTGTTAATTTAATAACATATTTTACACCTGATGTGTCTACCAATGTTTGTGTTGTAACTGTATCTGCCATTAATTTGTAAATCCTTTTTCTTTATGACACTCTATAACAATATTATAACTTGTTACGTTGTTGTCACTTGTTAACAAAATATTACCATTGCCTGTTGAAGTTGCCTCAATTTTAGGTTCACCAGGTTTTAAACCGTAGTTGCCTCTACCATTAATTGTTAGAGCTTCTTCATCAGTATTAAATAATAAATTAATATTTCCACCACCTTCAATTTCATAATAAACATTTGCTATAGAAATCTTTGGTTCACTTGAAGCATTATTTAATTCTAAAGCACTTACTAAAACTTGTTCAGATTCATTACCAACACCGTTGGCCTTTATAATAACTTTAAAACTATCATCTACTAATGTCGTAGTTGATATGGTCATAAAATTAACTTCTTGGAGAACCTACAGCGCTTACTTTTCCAGCTGCCATAGTGATAACATCACCTGGAGCTTTTTCTATAATAACAGAATCACCAGCTGCATGTAAATATATTTCTCCTAAAACTGTGCTATCTTCAGAACGAACTTCAATTGTTTGTGTACCACTTGTTGCTACACAATTAACAAATTGAGCTCTACTAATATTATCCAAAAAAGGATTTGTAGTAACTGTTCCTTTTACTATAATTGTTGACATTTATTTTATTCCTAATTGTTCGTTTATTTCTTTGTCAAAATATTTTTCAATATCTTCTCTTTTTATATTATAAGAAGCCACAACCTTTTCTACAGCTCCTTCAAATCTACTTAATATATCTTGTTGTCCACTCTCAATCAATCTATATATTTCTTTAACGGCCTCTTTTGACTTAGGTGTTAATTCATTATAAGACTTTGAGTTCATAACTCTAGTTTCTTTTACGATATTACTTATCTTGTTTTTCATTTGCAACCGGTTCAGCAATTACGGGCTTAGGATCGCTATATGGTTCTGCTTCAAGTTGTCCTTGAAACAATACACCTGCTAATTCTTTTCTTCTAGCTTCTAAAGCGTCACCTACTTTATTTCTTAAAGCATCTTTAAACGCTTCGCCAGCTTCAGCTGCTTGTCCTAATGACAATTTGTCTATAAAATTTTTAACTTGTTCACTCATGTTTTTCTCCTATTCTTATATTTATACTATAATTCAGTTTTATCAGGTGTTTTTGTGTCAACAGAATCATCACCTAGTTTGTCTATAGAGCTTGAAATACCTTCTTTTTTTATCTCATTATCTATTTCTTCTATATCTCTTTCACTTTGTTTTAATATGTTTTTACGTATATACTTGTTAGAAAAGTATTTACCAACATAATTAGACATACTATCAGTTAAAGCAATACGATCTTTTAACATTTCACTTTCTTTTAGTTCTGAAAAATGACCATCACTTAAAAAGTCATAATTAATAGTTGATTGTATTGTACCCCAATCTTCTTCAGCTATAATACCTTTTAATACTAATTGTGTTCTTAATATATCACTAAACAGTTCAGTAAATTTCTTTCTTAATCTTTGAACAAACTTAGTAAACTTTAATTCATCTCTACTGATTTCAGCAGCTCTACCAATATTAAATCCTGTAGATGCTTCTAATCTGCTGATAGGCACGTTAAGAGAACGATATAATTTCTTTTGGAAATATTCTATATCAGCAATTTCTCCTAAGTTTTGGCCACCTGGTAATGTAGTGATTTCAGTTCCTCGACCACCTTCTCTACGTGGTAACCAATAATCTTCCAACATATTCATATAGCTACGATCATCTCTAATTTCACCTGTGCTGGCGTCATAGACAAGTTTGTTTCTATATCTTGCCATCACATCTCTTAAATATTGTTCTGCTTTAACTTTAGGAAGATTACCTACATCAATATAAAATATTCTTCTTTCAGGTGCTCGAGCAATACGATAGATTACCATAGCATCTTCAATCATACGTAATTGATTTACTGATTTTATGGCTTTATGTAAATAAGATAAAACTAAATTTCTATTTTGATCTATTAATCCTGATGAAGCATAAGCAATAGTATCTGGAGCAATTCTTACACCAGAACCAGAAGTAGCACCAGAAATACCTTTTTCATTAAATAAAAAATATTCTTCATATTCACTTATTATATCTAAATTGGTCTGTTGTCTTTGTTTGCTTATTTCTCTAACTTTTTTAATTTTTCTAGGATCAATATACTTTAATTCTACTATACCATTTCTGGGATTTTCTCTATCAATAACTTTTTGATAATACATACGGCCGTCTACATACCATCTTCTAAAGATGTCATGGCCTTTTGTGTTAAAATCCATTAAACGTAATATGTGTTTAAACTCATCTTCAATTTTTCTTCTTACTTCTTTTCCGAAAGGAAGATTTGTTAAATCTGGTTTTACAGCATCTTTATTTTCATTTGAAACGATAGCTTCGTTCACTATATCATCTACAGCTGTATCACACTCTGGATGTAATGAAACTTCTCTATATCGTCTTACTAAATCAGCTTCGTTCTTCGCTGTACCTTCTAAGTCTAAAAATTGACCAGAATAACCACCAACAGCAGAAACGGTTGTTGCTCCGTCATCAGCTACTGGTATACTAAAATTTTGTTTGGGGTCTTGGTCTTTTTTCTTTCGTGTTATACTAAATCCAAATAAGTCTGCCATAATTAAATCCTTTTTTCACCAATTATACGATTAGAAAATGAGTGATGTTGTTGTTTCATAATATTATTTATAAGTTCAAAAAGAGCCGTTTTTAGGCGGCTCTTCTTGTTAATACTCTATTAAGTAGTAGTATTTGTTTCAAAAAACTGATAAGCAAATGTTACTGAAAATTCTTCAATAGCATCAACTGTATCATAACTTAAAGCAATTTCACCAACTGTTGTTGGAAATAAACTTCTTAAAGTATAAGACTTAACAGTATTACCATTTCTGTCTAGTTGATCTACGAAAGCGTCAACTTGATAATCAGCAGGATTTGTTAATCCTTCGTTATCCGACATATTGTTAATACCATTTTGCCATCTTTCAAAAGCATTTCTAACTTTGAAGTTAGTGTCATTTATAACTGTAACACTCCAATCAGCAAAAGTTCTATCTCCAGCTATTTTAATAGATCGGCCTCTAAATTTAATATCGACCGTACCTAATGTCATAGCAGGAATTGTAGTAGCTTTGCAAAGGAATGCTAGTTCTTCTATTTCTCCACCAACTTGAGCGTAACCAGGAAAAGGCATTGTTACCTTAAACTGATTGGCACGAGCGCCACCGCCAGCAAGTTTAGCTTTGAAGTCTGTAATGTTAGCCATTTTTTATTCTCCTATTCTAAAATTACCCAGCGATTTCTTCAAAAGAAACACCAGTTCTGGTTGCTATAAACGTTAATGTAATAAAGTTGATACTTCTAGCAGGTTTAACATATATTTCTGCTACAAATTCATTTCTATCAATTACGTCGCCTGTATTATTTGTTTCATCACACACTACTAAAAAGTCTGTGATACCACGTCTACCTTGTACCTCTCGTAAGAATGGTTCAACGATATTTCTAAAGTTTGCTCTAGTAAACTCGTCATTAAATTCAAACAATTGGAATTTAGAAGCTGTAGAGATTGCT